CCTGAGTCGATCCAGGAATTTCTTCCTTACGTCATAGCACAGACGTTTGTGGAGAGAGGCCTGCTCTCTCAGGTTTGGTGAAGCTTTATCCCCAGAAGGAGTGATGGCTAGTTGGTGCCAAGTCACAGCGTCTAGTACGTCCTTAAGCCCGGAGCGGCCGTTGGGTTTCGCCCAACATTTCGGTATTCGTGTCGACCTCCGGTCTATATATATATTTTATACATAAACCATGAACTCAACACTAAATACTTCGAAATCATCCCCTTCGGGGATGGGTCGCTTTAGCAAGATAGGAATGTTGAGAGAATTGAAGGTTTCCCTTCTCTTCCCATACTTCCGTCTCTTGATATGAGCTCTCAGATTAGATAAGACTTCGTTCATGAAGTTCGCCGTACGGTTGCACTCTCTTTGGGTTCATAACGGTCCGAGTTTCCTCGTACGTTATACCAAGGAGTGTGTCCGTATGGTTCAGCACTTTGTGTCCGGAAATCCTGTCTCCCTAACCCGGGAGATGCCGATTTCCATCGTGAGGGGTCTCCCCGGGATTATTCCTGGTGTTCTTCGCCTGCGCATGCACAGCGGAGATCCAGATGTAATCCGGGGAGTACTTACCTTTTTGTCCGTTTATCGGATATTAAAGGTACCGTCACTTCCAAAGTTTGATACTATTGTCGGTCCCTTCACGGGTTTAAGTGAGACCTTGCCACTCTACGAACTACTTCAAGTTAAGCAAACCTTCCCTGTTTTACCAGGATTAGGTGACCTTTCCTTGAAGTTTTCTAGATCGGCAGGACCCAATTGTAAAATTGCAGGTCTTGGTATCTGGCTAGATATCATCGCCTGACATCGCTCTCCACTTTGGGATAAACTGATGGGTTTCATTCAGTTCTTTCCAAATGGAGACGATTTTGCGCAGGTAATCCGGTCGGAAAGGGATAGTCTTATCCTTTCTTATCCTGACTACTCGCAATTTCGATCTCACCTTGGCCGTCTTTCCTTTAAGGAAGAGGCTGCGGGTAAGGTGCGTATTTTTGCAATTGCCGACTCGATTACTCAGTCGGTTATGGGTCCTCTTTCGGACTCTATCTTCACTTGTCTTAGGGGGATCCCTCAGGACGGTACTTTTAATCAAAGTGCCCCTTTGGATCGTCTCCGTAAGATGTGAAGAGAGGGTTCGTTGGAAGGGTCTTGTTTTTACTCTTATGATTTAAGCGCTGCCACCGATCGTCTTCCTGTCAAGCTACAGTCCCAGATTCTGGGAATGTACTTTGGGAACACTTTCGGTGAACTCTGACGGTCTCTTATGACCGACAGAGAGTGATCTGCCCTTGTCGAGACCGTTCCGGGTCTTCCTGTTGAGGAAGAATCGTTCCGGTACTCGGTTGGGCAGCCCATGGGAGCGCTTAGTTCATGAGGTATGTTAGCTCTGACCCATCATTTCATAGTTCGCTTGGCTGCGAGACGCGTGGGACTTCCCACGTTCTCTAGTTACGCAATCCTAGGAGATGATGTCGTCATTGCTAATGAGACCGTTGCAAAGGCCTACCATAGTATTATGGTCGACGTCCTGGGAGTCTCCATCAACCTTTCGAAATCTCTCGTTTCTTCAGATTCTTTTGAATTTGCAAAACGTTTGATTACCAAAGATGTTGAGGTCACTCCTCTTGGTTCTAAGAATGCACTTCTCTCTCTTCAGTCCTTGAACGGGATTCCTTCCGTTCTTCTGGACCTTAAAGAGAAGGGTGTATCTTTTACCGAGGATGACGTTGACTCCCTTACAAAATCTATCCCGACGGTTCGTAAGAGCCATCTGGAAAACATTTTGTGGGTCATCAAAGGTCCATTTGGGTTTGTTCCTACGGAGGAAGGGCTAGCGCCGTTTTTGACGATGTCTAGCTCGCTATCTCCGATTCGGGCAAACCAGATCATTGACGCTGTTCGTCGTGTTATACACGCGGACAACGTTAGGATGTGAGAGCATTCTCTTCACCAGACGATTCAGCTTCGGATTTACTTATCCGAGCTTGCTGCGCCGTACGGTTACGAGAAGTACTTTGACAATCTGAACTATTCTCCAGTTATGGAGAGCTTGGTTCAGTCTGTTTCAAAGGATCTCCGCTCACTCTCTAGGGATTTCCCTAGGTGACGACTGATATTCGGAGGACCGCTAATTATGACTGATTATTATCGTCGTAATTACAGTTCTCAGATAGTTCAGTACATCAAGACCTTGATTACTCAGGATCGAGAGTTCCGCGTTGGGGGTGGTGATCCCACTACTCCCAAGTCCTTCGAGACTTTCGCCTTTACAGACAAATTCAGAGGACGTAAGTTCTTTGAAGATGTCCGTAAATACTTGAAGACGTTACCGTCTCCCGTTAGGCCCTTTTAGTCTGGGTAGTCATACCCGCTAAAGCGAGGTCGTTTGAAAACGACGGATCAGGACTTCCTTTCTTCTCATAACTATGTAGTACCCTCGTAGTGCTATCCGAGGATCACCA